AGAGGCCATGGGCGGTAACTTTTTAAACACAACTGTGGAAGATGCAGTTAAAAGTTTTGAGGTTTCCGCTTTTTCTTTGAAAACGCTTGCTACTTCATTTCAGCCAATCTTAAACAAACCATCTTCAATAGTTGCTCTATCCATTTCTAACATTACTTCTTTAAAGTCTGACTCAGACATAGTAGGAGCATTATCTCCCATGTTTTTCATAACTATGCTTCGCCTTCCTAATCCTGCTCCTGCAATATCTTTTTCTTCATCCTCTAATTTTTTTGCATCTTGTTCTACAGTTTCTTCAGTGTCTTTTCTCTGTCCTCGTAAAACATCAGGTCGCTCAGTAAGTTTTGTAAAAGATATAGGGTCTTTTATATTAGATAGCTTTGTGGTCGCTTCTATAGCTGCTTTTCTAGCTTCTCCAGACTTTCCTGTTGCAATGGTATAAGGATTTAATAGACCTCTTTGAGCTTCAGCTTGATCTGATATTAACTTTGCCACTTCAAATCTAGGTTTTTGAAAATTAGCACGACCTGATTTAAGAGCATCTGCAACATTAGCTATGCCTATTACATTACCTTTAAAATCATATTGAACTGCATAGTCTATTCCACCTATTGTTGTTCTAGCACCACCTAAACCTGCAGCTATTTCAGGATCACCACCATCATCATCTTGTGTCTCTACAACTCTAGTAGTTTCAGGTTTAAGACCTGTAACCTCAGGATCTTTTACTTTCTCTTCCTCAGGGTCTTGAAATGTGTAACCTTCAGGTATTGGATACAGAGGCTCACCATCTTTAAATGGTACATTAAGTATCATGCCTGACTCATTTACATATTTACGGAACTCATCATACTGACCCGGTCTTCTGCCAATTAAGTCTTGAAATGTAGAACCCGGACCTGTTTCAGGCTTTGGGGTAACATTGTAAAATGTAGGTGTAAACCCACCAACAGGTGCAGGTGATAATTGTTGTGTATTAGGTAGAGCAGTTATAGGTGCTTGATTCATTTGAAACTGTGGTGCAACATACGATGGTCTTGTGAATGTTCCAAAATTAGGATTTACAAAAGTTCCTGCCTGTGCTTGTATAACACCACCTCTTGCCATTTCTACTTTTTCTTCTTCTGTCTCTTCTCTTGTGTCTAAGTCATCTACTGTAAATGGAATATCATCAGGA